TGGCTATTGCCTTAGCAGGTTTTATTGGTGGCTGGGTAGTCAACCGTGTGTTTGCTTTGCTTGATCGTATAGACGCTGACATGAAGTCTATTCCTATGCAGTACGTCTCCAAAGATGATTACCGCGAAGACATCCGCGAAATCAAAGAAATGCTCGGCGCTATTTTTAAGCGACTAGAGAGTAAGGCTGACAAATGAAACTTGATCCGGTCCTCCTTAACATGGCCTGCTCATGGTCGATGAAGGCGTATAAAGATACGAATAAGGATGCGATCAAGATAGAGTGCGGCTTGACCTCGACTACGGCTTTTGTTGCCAAGCGCAAGACTATCGACATCATAGTGTTCCGTGGTACTCAGCAGGTGGGTGATTGGGCGTTTAACTTATTCCCAGTGCCTTTACCGTATGCTGGCAGGCTTTGCCACGGTGGGTTTGTGGCAGCGCATAAGTCTGTTTGGAGCGAGATCGAAGAGCACATAGACTACAAGAAGCGAACCCTAATCTGCGGGCATAGCCTCGGTGGGGCACTAGCGGAGCTGTCTGCGGCCAAACTAAACGGTAAGCACGACAACCTAAGTCTAATTACCTTCGGTAAGCCAAACACCTTCTTCAAGGGGTTTAAAAAACCTCTTATACTCGACGATCAAATCTCCTGCGTGAACGGCAGTGATACCGTTGCCCGTGTCCCACGCCTGTGCTACGGCCCCAGTAAGTCTCAAGACATGCTCTTCTTTTCCAACGAGGGCAGCAACCACATAAACCCTAGCAAGCGTTTCCGAAGGAAAGATCGTGGCATTAAAGACCGTGTTTCTGACCACTTTATGGACGGGTACAAAGCTCGTCTGGCTGAGTTCTTGGAGGACCAGAAAAATGACAAAACTGGCAATGATATTTAGCTTAACTTTTATATTACCGGGATGCTCTGTGTCTGAGGACATGATCGCCAACAAAGAATTATATTGTAGTGGCGTGTATAAAGGCATTCGGGCTGTTGGTCGCGTGGCTACAGAAGTAACCACAGGTGTGGCTATCCCTGATGTGTGCGACAGTATTGACGAAATCGTCAAGGAAGATACTGAGGGAAAGTTGTCAGAAACATAGATGCTGTAATTAAGCTCTATTTGTTAACGCTATGATTCATGTCTTTGCTCTTATCGTCATTATAGGAGAGACCGTCCTAAGCGATGACGCATGTCGGAGAACCCTGTGTTTTCGTAATGTATACGAATGCTCTCGTTTTGTTCGTGCATTGACGCGAGAAGAAAGCGCAACCATCGAGCCAGTAGGGGCTTACTGCAAGCCAATCCTTATTGACCCTAAGCAAGAGGGCATCAAGGTGTACTGATGATTATCAGCTCAGAGAACCCTGTTGGTAATTATTCTGCGATCCAGTCGAACTCAACAGAAACACTCCGAGTCAGCCTGTCTTCAGAGATGATGCAAGACCTTGATCTTACTCAAGATCAGACGGTGAAAGGCTCAGTAGCCGAAGACGGTAAGTCAGTAACGCTTAATACCGATAATGGCCGAGTTCAAATAAAAGGTAACTTCGCCCAAGCTGCGGGAGAAGTTGTTGATGTAAAAGTATCAACACAGGCTGGGGAACTAAAGGGCGCGGAACAACCGGATAAGCCAAAGACGGGCGGTCCGACAAGTGGACAAGAATTAGATGAAATCTTTGAGGGTGTTTCAGAGAAGATAGACAGCAGCACTGAGTTTAAGCAGCTTATGGAAGAGCTAAAGATTGAGATCGATTGGAACGGAAATAATGCTTCGGGCGATATAGACATCTTTCAAGGCTCGCCCGTTCATATAGAATTCTCTAAAATGGAACTAAAAGACTCCCGAGCCAGCGTCTGGGACGAGGCTCCAGAGGCGCGAGAGCCAAAGCTAGGTGAAAACTCAGTAGACTTTGGTGAAGGCGAGATGGCTGGTAATGATGATGATTGGGGCGGATTCGGAAAAGCTGTTGTCCCAGACATGGAGGGATGGTCAGTCAACATTAACCATACATTATCTAACGGCGACAATGTGTGGCTTACAGGCCGGGTAGAGGCAGATAACCACGCACGGCTATCAATGTGGTTTGACAACAGCGGCACCGCTGCCTATGCCTTGCAAAACGTAGGCACCATCCAAGCTAAGATAGAATCGATGGGCCTAATTGTTGACCTGTTAGGTATAGCTCCTTATCCCAAAGAAGGTGAGCGGCTTAAAAGCACGTTTATGATCGAGGTTTAAAATGAAATTAAAAGGGCTATTGGCGTCACTCGCCCCTACCGTTGGCAAAGCACTTGGTGGGCCGATGGGTGGTATGGCGGTCAAGTTGGTGGCCGACAAGCTGGGTATATCTAACACCACAGATCCGGCAAAGCTTGAAAAATATTTAGAGGAGCATCCTGAATCTATTGCCCTGTTGCAAGAAGCGGAACGCGAGTTTTTCCTGACAATTCAAGAACGAGAGATTGACTTAGACAACTTTAAGATGGAGATGCAAGACCGTAAGCACTCCCGTGATATTTTTGGAGACGACCCTACACCCAAGATTTTTGCTATAATCTCGCTGATGGGATTCTTAGCTTATATATTCCTTGTCACTTTTAGAGGCCCGGACGATACCGACGAGGCCACCATGAATATAATCTTGGGCTACTTAGGCGGATTAATATCAGGTATCAGCGCTTTTTTCTTTGGGTCTAGTAATAACCGAGGCCAATAGTTATGGAACAACTAATAGAAATGCTCAAGCGTCATGAGGGCGTAAAGAGTCACGTATATAAGTGCTCTGCCGGTTACGAGAGCATTGGCGTAGGCAGAAACATTTCAAAAACCGGCCTCGGGTTGTCGGAAGACGAAGTGCAGTACTTATTAGAGTCCGACATATCCCGAGTTATCAAGGAACTTTCTTTGGAGTATCCGTGGTTTAGCTCCCTTGATGATGTGCGAAAAGATGCTATGATTGACATCAGCTTTAACCTTGGTGCTACGAGACTACGTGGTTTTAAGCGTGCCTTGGCAGCTATGGACGTTGCTGACTACAAAATGGCCGCAACAGAATTCTTGGACTCCAAGTGGAGTCGAGACGTTAAGGGCCGCAGCCATGAACTCGCATCTATGATCGAGACCGGCGAATACCTATTATGAGGTTTTTATAGATGGCCTATTTTCGACTGGCGTTAAAAGCTGGCATGGACAAGCAGAATACCGAGTATGGTGCAGAAGGCGGATGGACGGACGGTGACAACGTCCGTTTTCGTTTTGGCCTACCTGAAAAAATTGGTGGATGGAATTACTTTGACGGTCAAGCTGCCTACCTTGTTGGTTTCGCCAGTGAGACTTTCTCATGGAATAACACGTCTGGAACGCCCTACTTAGCTGTTGGTACAAACCGCAAAATCTATGTGGCAGTCGGTGGCGCATGGTCCGATATTACGCCTCTTAGGGCAACTACTGCGGCTGGCGATGTCACTTTTGCAGCGAGTAATGGATCAGCTTTAATTACAGTTACTGACACGGCTCACGGTGCAAGTACTGGAGATTTTGTCACATTTTCTGGCGCGGCTTCGTTGGGCGGAAACATCACCGCTGCTATCTTAAATTCTGAATACGAAATAACAGAGGTGCTTACCTCTTCTACTTACACGATCACCGCTCCTGTTGCTGCCAACGGAAGTGACACAGGTAATGGGGGAGGCTCGATTGTAGGTGCATATCAGATCACTGTCGGCGCGGATCGTAGCTTCTTTGACTTTGGTTGGGGCACCGGCACATGGAGCGCGGGTACGTGGGGAACCGCTAGGACAGTGGTCACTCAGCCGACCATCTTTGCTCGCATTTGGAAGTTTGACCAGTTTGGTGAAGTGCTTATTATGCAGGCGGTCAATGGTGAAATTTATAATTGGAGCCCTGCCTCGGGCACAGACCAGAGAGCGACACTAGTCTCAGGAGCCCCGACCAAGAGCACCTTTGCCTTAATCACCTCTCCTGACAGGCACCTAGTTTGCTTTGGAACAGAGACAACCGTCGGAACTCCGGCGACACAAGACCCTCTTTTTGTCCGGTTCTCAGATCAAGAGAATATCAACGATTTTGTGGAAACAGCTATCAACACGGCAGGCGGTCAGAAGCTGTCAGACGGCAATCGGATCATGACAGCGGTCCGATCTCGCGGCCAGGTGCTTATTTTTACTGATACCTCGCTCCACGGCATGCAGTATATCGGACCTCCCTATACCTTTGGCTTCAGCCAGTTAGGCAGTAACTGCGGTGCTTTAGGGCCTCATGCTGCGGTAGATGTTAACGGCTTGGCGCTTTGGATGGGTCCAGAAGCTTTCTATGCTTTCGATGGTACGGTCAAAAAAGTGCAATGTACTGTGCAGGACTACGTCTTTAGCGACATTAACTTAATCCAAGAAGACAAGGTCTATGCGGCGCTGAACACCGATTACAATGAGATTACCTGGTTTTACTGCAGCGCTGGCTCTGACTTTGTGGACCGAAATGTCACCTACAACTACTTGGAAAGCGTTTGGTCGATAGGCACATTAGCACGCACATCATGGCAGGATGTGGATACCTTCTCTAAGCCTACGGCAACCGAGTATCTAAAGGACAGCACTGTGGCAACTTTGAC